AAGATCAATTTGATCTTGCACAACGAAAGTGTATGGATGAAGAAAACTTTAGTAAACCTTGCTGGTCTGAGTTTCAAGCTTACCAAAGAGGATTACAAAGAGCATACACTAAATTATTAAATGCAATACCTGACCAAGGAGATAAGTAACATGGAAGATGAAGTAAAAACAGAAACAACTGAAACACCTGTAGAGCCAAATACAACTGAGGCTGTACAAACAGATACTCCACCAAAAACATTCGAGATTCCTACCGAAGCTCAAGAATTAGTTGGTGAAGGTAAAAAGTACCAGAGCCCAGAAGATGCTCTAAGATCAGTACCTCATGCACAAAAGCATATTGAGACTCTCGAGTCTGAACTTGCTGAAGTAAAAGAAGAACTGACTAAGAGACAAACTACTCAGGAACTTATAGATGAACTTAAGTCTGGATCACAGCCAATAGAGAATACCACTCAAGGTGCTGAGATTAATCAAGATAACGTAATGGATTTAGTTAATAAAACTTTATCTATTAGAGAAAATAAAGCTCAAGCAGATTCCAATGCTAAAGCAGTAGCTGCAAAGTTTACTGCTCAGTATGGAGATAAAGCTGAAGCTACATATAACTCTATAGCTAAAGAACTAAATGTTACCGTTACAAAACTAAATGAGCTTGCAGCAACTTCGCCAACTCTTGTATTAAAAGCAGCAGGTTTAACTGCTACTATACCACCTGTAGGTAATTCTTCAAGTGATGTTAATACAGAAGCTCTTAGTAATACCGCAGCTCCTGAAGCTTTGTCAGCTAAAGTAGAGGGTGGTTCAACTAAGGACTTATTGAGAGCGTGGGGACGAGCAGGCGAGAAAATAAAACAACAGTCTTAGGAGACTAAAAAATGGCACAACTGACAAGTAATACCACTGCGTTCATTGAAGCGCAGCAATATTCTCAGTTTATTCTTGATAACTTACACGACTACCTTCTTCCAGAAGGGATGTGGCGTGATGTAACAGACTTCGGTTCAGGTACAACACTAAACATTAAAACAGTTGGTACTGTAACACTTCAAGATGCAGCAGAGGATGTGCCTCTGAACTTTACTAACATAGACACAGGTACTATTACCCTAGCTATTACTGATTATATCGGTGATGCTTGGAAAGTATCTGATGACCTACGTGAAGATGGTTCTCAGGTAGATACATTAATGGCTATGCGAGCGATGGAATCAACACGTGCTCTTGGTGAAAACCATGAATCACGATTCTTAGCCGTAGCTAACGCAGCACAAACCGCAGCAAATCTTAACTTGGTGAATGCAAGACCTCACCGTTGGGTAGGATCTGCAGCAGCTAATGCACGTACAACTACATTAGCTGATTTTGTAGCTATGAAATTGTCTTTCGATAAAGCAAACGCACCAGCAGGTGGCAGAATTGCAATCGTTGACCCTATCGTAGAGGCTACACTTAACACATTGATTTCTGCAACAACAGTCGTTAATAATACTCCACAATTTGTGGGTGTTCTAAATGAAGGTTTCGCAAGAGATCATAAGTTTGTTAGAAATATCATGGGTTGGGATGTGTATACATCTAATTTCTTACCTACAATAACTGCAGCTGAAGCAATAAATGCTTCTTCATATGGACTTACATCTGAAACAGCAGCTATTGGTGATGTAGCAAACGTGTTCATGTGCGTAGCAGATGATTCATGTAAACCAATCATGCATGCATGGAGACGTGCACCCATGACTGAAGGCTGGAGAGCTGAAGAAGAAAGAGGTGACAAGTATCAAGTTACTTCTAGATTCGGCTTAGGAGCTCAACGAGTTGATACATTAGGTGTGCTTTTAACAAGCCCATCTGCTTACTAGGAGATTATAATGGGATATGAAATAGGTAGTAAAAGAGGCGTAGCCAACCATTATGGCGTCCGAGGAACTGACAACCAATATGGCGGTCAGGACAACTCAGTTGGTAAAATTAAAGAAGCAAGTTGGACGTTTGACTGGGACAAATTACCTGCATATACTGCAAGTAATTTAGAAATGCAACTTCCAGCTAATGCAACTGTTCTACATGCACATCTGCGTGTTATAACAGCTGCTACATCTGGTGGTACAGCAAACATGACTGTAGGTTTAACTACTACAGCAGGTGTTGTTGTTGATGCAGATGGTTTAATTACTGCAGCAAATGCAACTTGGGCATTAGTTCAAGTAAAAGGTAATCGTATTGCAGGAACAGGAGCACTAGTAGCTACAACTATTGGAACTTCTGCTTGTGAAATAACGGTTGCATCAGCAGCTGCTTTAACAGCAGGTAGATTTGAATTAGTTGTACAATATCAGTATAACTAAG